TTTTTCTTTTTTTGTCATTCAAATCTGAACATTCAAATACTTGTATCCCCTGCTGCAAATGTAAATTTCAATTGTGAAATGATAAGCAACCTCATTATGCACTATTTCAATCATGCAAATATGATTAGCAGGTGGTTTATAAATCTCAACATCAACCTCATTTACCTCAGAAAAAGAGTAATTGGATTTTAAGATTTGAATGAGACGGTTTTTGATGTCTTCATCTGATGTGAATTCATCATATTCATCATCGAAATCAAAATATGGATGTTTCTCCTCAACACGGCTTGTGATGTAGTTTGAAATATAATTTGCAGTAATATCCATGACTTTAATTGCGCAAATAATTATTTTAAAATTAAAATCAGTTTTTGTTTAAATTCAATTAAATTAATACATTTTCTTCAAATATTAGATTATCTAATTTTATTTGAAATGATTTCCAGTTTTCTGGCAATTCATTTTCATTTGCATAATCAAATTTTTCATTTTTATTATACCAATTATATCCAGCCAACATACACGATAATAAATATTTTTTATCTTTAAATTCATCTTTATTACATTCAGAATGTGCAAATGCTTCAAGTTTTCTTATTATTTGATTGGGTGTTAAGAAATATGAAAAATGCCATCCAGCATTATTAATTAATTTACCTTTTTTGCCTCCTCCTTCCTGATTTAATCTTATAAAGCTATATGATAAATTTCTGGTTCCAATATCAGTAATTACAAAAGGATGTAGCCAATTATGTAATGTTTGTTTCCATTTAAAATTATATATCATCATAAGCATTGATAATTTTATTCCTTCGTGTAATTCAGAATAATTATATTTTAAATCTTTTATAATATTTCTATTTGGTATTTCATCTGCATCACAAACAAATATAATAAATGGTTGATTTTCAAATCTTTCTAAAATTATATCTTGTGCATAATTTCTTTGATAAGTTTCTCTAGCCCAATTATCATCTGAATATTCTTTTATTAATGGTCTATTTTTATTTATATTTATAAATAATGGATCGTTTTTATCAGGAAATTCTTCAATGATTATTATTATAAGTTTTTTCTCATATTTCTTAAAAAGTTCTTTATTTTTCTCTGAATATAAAAATGGTTTTTTAATTCCTTGATGAGTGTATTTAGCTTCTACCATAATAAAATAATCGACATAATCATTTAAATATTCCAATCGATATTCAATAATCGGATCACCATTATAAATAAAATAATCAAGTATTAAAGACATAGTTAAGTTATAAAAATAATCCTTTAAATAATAATAATTATTTTCTAAAATAATTTTCAACATCAACCTCATTATCATCATTATTATCATCATTATTATCATCATCTTCAAGGAAAATAAGATTATCCATTTTTGCCTGAAAATCTTTATAATTTTCTGGTAATTCATTTTCAATAGTTGGTATCAATATTTCCATCTTATTTTTAGAACTTTCAAAAAATCTTCCTGACAACATACATTTCAATATAAATTTTCTATTTTTAATTCTTTCTTTATTGCATTCAACATGAGAGAACGACTCCAATTTTCTGATAATATCATTTGGAGTTAAACATGACGTTATATGCCAACCTCCATTTATTATATATCTAACATTATCATTTTCTACATATCCATTCATTCTCATCAAATCAAATGAGAAATTATTGTCTCTTAATTTTTTATCTGTAATTACAAAAGGACAATACCAAGAATAATCATCAAATTTCCATCTAAAACCATAACATAATAAGGACATTTGAATTTTTAGCCCATCATGTAATATGTCATAGCCTGAATGTAAATGTTTGACTTTATTTCTATTCGGTATTTCATCAACATCACAAACCATAATAATAAAAGGATCTTTAAAATGATTTATGATTATGTCATATGCATAATTTCTATTATATTTCTCTCTTATCCAAACTTCTTCATATAAATCAATTTTGTCTTTATCAAAATTAAGAACTTTCTCTAGTTTTTCATAATCATATCTATTTGGAAATTCATCAATAATTATTATCATGAGTTTATTTTCATATTTTTGAAAAAGCTCCTTATTTTTCTCTGAATATAAAAATGGTTTTTTAATTCCTGAATGTGTATATCTACTTTCAATTAAAACAAAATAATCAACTACTTCATCTAAATATTCTAATCTAAATTCAACAATTGGTTCGCCATTATACAAAAAATAATCAATTATTTTAATATTAGACATTTTTAATTATTATTTCATTATATTATTTAAATTACCAAATAAACATAAAAAATGAAATTATTATTTAATAATTATATTATTTTTTATGACTACTAATTTAAATTATATTATTACACATTTTACCATTTAAAATGTCAGATTTTAGTCTTTATAATTTTTGTATTTTCTTACTTTATTTTTATTTATATAATCTGTTTGTATATTATATGTTTCATTTAATAGTTTATTATAATACTCTTTTGGTATGGTTTTTATTACATCTTTAATATTATTATTTAAGTCTTCATATAATAGTCCTTGTTTCTTTTGTAATTTAGATTTTAGAAGACTAAAAAACATTTCTATACTATTTGTATAATGTTGATATGGTACTGAATAAATAAGTTTGTTATTTTTATTTATAATATCTAATAATTTTATTTCTTTATCTATTTCATACATATCAAATATTATATTTGGTATTTTTCCTAATATATATTCAATTAAATCACCTCTTCCGATTGAAGGTTCTAATATATGAGAAGGATTGTTTAATATAAATTCAAATATTTTTTTTTTAATTCAACATTAGTTGTGAAATATTGACCTAAATTATTCATTATAATTAAATTAATATTATAAAATCATTTTTTCTATTATGAATAACAAAAATTAAAGTTTTTGCTATTCTTTTTTATCCTCATCTTTCTTAAGACGGAATAAGTGGAAAGATATTTACAATCCACATATGCCTTCCCTCCTTATCTCTCATTTCTGATACCCAACCAGTGCGATTTGAACATTGAAACATTACTATCCCTTCCTGATCACTTACATCCATGATAACAATGTCTTTAATATTTTCACGCAATTTTTTGACAATGTGAGAATTTATCGAGACATAGCCACCGACATAATTATCTTCGTCATCTGAATTGTGATAGAAATATTGATATGCTTTTATAGCCGAATAGCGGTTTAGATTAATGAAATATGATACACTATTCATAGTTATATAAGTATTTTAAAAACTAAAACAAATCAATTTTTAAAACAACTATAAATAAATTAAAACAAAAAAATAAAAAATGATATAAATAATTTTAATTATAATTATATTACTGCAATTATTATGACTTCTTCTGAAATCGATAAAAAATATAAGAAACACGAATTGAGAAGTCATATTTATAGTCGTCCTTCAATGTATATTGGAACGATTGATCCATTTACTATTGATACTTATATTATTGACGATGATGATAAAATTACTAAAACTAATATTACTTATATTCCTGGTTTATTTAAAATCTTTGATGAAGCAATCGTAAATGCAATTGATCATTCAGTAAGAACAAGAAATGATGAAAACCCATCCAATATTCTTAAAAATATTAAAATTAATATCGATAAGGAAACTGGAATTATTGAAATCTTCAATGATGGTATGGGTATTGAAATTATCAAACATACTGAATATGATGTATGGATCCCAGAAATGATTTTCGGCGAATTATTGACATCTTCAAATTATAATGATGATGAAGTTAGAATTGTTGGAGGTGTTAATGGTCTTGGTATCAAACTTACAAACATATTCTCAAAATTATTTACAATTGAAACTATTGATAGCAGTCGTAAGAAGATTTATAAACAAGTTTTTAGCGAAAATTTGACAGTAAAAGAACAACCTGAAATTAAAAGTTGTGCGAAAAAGTCTTATACTAAAATTACTTTCAAACCGGATTATGAGAAATTTGGATTGACTAATATGACAGATGATATTTATAAACTATTTAAAAGACGAGTTTATGATGTTTCAGCTTGTACTGATGCTTCTGTTAATGTCTATTTCAATGATAAAAAAATTAATGTAAAAGATTTTGAAAAGTATTGTGATCTATTTCTAGATACTAAAACTATTCAGCCGCGATTTTATGAAAAAGTCAGTGATCGTTGGGAAGTTTCAGTAGCTGTTAGCAAAACTGGTAATTATGAACAAATTTCATTTGTCAATGGTATTAATACTATCAGAGGCGGACGACATGTTGAATATATCACAAATGCCATTACTAAGAAATTGACAGATATGACATTGGCTAAGAAAAAGAAAACTATTAAACCACAACATATTAAAGAAAATTTATTCATTTTCGTTAAATCTACAATTGAAAATCCAACTTTCGACAGTCAGACAAAAGAAACTTTGACAACTTTAATTACAAAATTTGGTTCGAAATGTGAATTGTCTGAAAAGTTTTATGAGAAGCTATATAAATCTGGTATTATCGAAATGGCACTATCTGCAACTGAAGTTGTTGATCAGAAAAAACTCGTAAAAACTGATGGAAAGAAAGTTAATAAAATTATTGTTCCAAAACTTGACGATGCCAATCTTGCAGGAACTAAAGACAGCCAAAATTGCACACTTATTTTAACGGAGGGAGATTCCGCAAAAACGATGGCTATTTCTGGTTTGAGTGTTGTTGGAAGAGATAATTATGGTGTATATCCTCTAAAAGGAAAAATTATTAATGTTAAAGATATTACTTTACAAAAGATTTCAGATAATGCTGAGATTGCCAATCTTAAGAAAATTCTAGGATTGGAACAAAACAAAGATTATTCAAAAGGCATTGACGCTCTTCGATATGGAAAAATTATGATTATGACTGATCAGGATCATGATGGAAGCCATATTAAAGGACTATTATTCAATGTCTTTCAAACTTTGTGGAATTCTTTATATAAATATGATGGTTTCTTAACATCTATGCTAACACCTATTATTAAAGCAATTAATAATTCAAGTAAAGAGGTAATTTCATTCTATAATATGAGTGATTATGAAAAATGGATTGAAACAGTAGAAGGAAATAAATCTTCATGGAAGATTAAATATTATAAAGGACTTGGAACTTCTACCGATAAAGAAGCCAAAGAATATTTTAAAGATATGAAACAGGTTAAATATGTATGCACTGAGGAATCTGATCAATCAATTGATCTTGCTTTTAATAAGAAAAGAGCAGATGACAGAAAGAAATGGTTATCTACTTATGATAAATATGATGTTTTAGATTATACTCAAACATCTATTTCTTATGAAACTTTCATTAATAAAGATCTTATTCATTTTAGCAATAGAAATTTGGAAAGAGCTATCCCTCATATTTGTGATGGTCTTAAAGAAAGCACCCGAAAAATCTTATTCACTTGTTTAAAAAGAAATCTTTCTAATAATGAAATTAAGGTTGCACAATTGGCTGGAAGTGTTAGTGAGAATACAGCATATCATCATGGTGAAAATTCATTGCAAGAAGCTATTATTGGAATGGCTCAAATTTTCGTTGGCACTAATAATATCAATCTACTTCAACCAAATGGACAATTTGGAACAAGAATTAGCGGTGGTCAAGATTCATCATCTCCAAGATATATTCACACTTTATTATCAAAATTAACAAAACTTATTTTCAGAGATGAAGATAATTCTATTCTTAATTATCTTGATGAAGATGGCTTATCAATTGAACCAGAATATTATATTCCTATTATTCCAATGATTTTAGTGAATGGAGGTATTGGAATTGGCACAGGCTATTCAACTAATATCCCACAATTCAATCCGAATGATATTATTGATATTTATATGAATATTATGAATGAGATTAATGATAAGATTGGTAAAATTCTTAATATTGATGATATTGATAAATCATTGGCTATGATCAATGAAATTGAAATGGAAGAATTGACACCATATTATCTAGGTTTCAAAGGTGAAATCATTAAAAATGATAAAGGTAATTATAGTAGCAATGGTATTTATAAATGGACTGATTATAGCACAATTGAAATTTCAGAACTTCCTGTTGGAAGCTGGACAGAAAATTATAAGGAATATTTAGAACAACTTCTTATTAACAATAATAAATATATGAAATCATTTGAAAATCATTATACTGCAAAGAATGTCAAGTTTATATTGAAAATGAATGATGGAGTTAATAAAGATGAATTGGATGTTAAGAATGAATTTAATCTAACATCTCCTAAAAATTTGAGTTTGAATAATATGCATCTATTTTCAGTCAAAGGTGCTATTAAGAAATATAACACAACCACTGAAATTATTAAGGAATGGACACAAACAAGACTTCATAAGTATTATGAGAGAAAAGAAAAACAATTGATTATCTTAAATGAAGAATATGATATTATTTCTGCTAAGATTAGATTTATTACAGATATTATTGCTGGAAATATTATTATTATGAATATCAAAATGAAAGAAATTGAGGAACAGATGGAAAAAGCCAAATATTATAAATATAAAGATAGCTATGATTATCTTCTAAAAATGCCGATTTCACAATTGACATTAGAGAAAAAAGAAAATCTTGAAAAAGAGGTTGCAAAACTTAAGAATAAGATTGATGAATTGAAAGAAATGTCGATTATCAAAATCTGGCAAAATGAACTTGAAGAACTTCTGACAGAATGGAATAATCATAAAGCTTTTATTGAAGAAGACTATTTGAATGATTTGAATGGTGAAGTTGTGCAAACAAAGAAACCAACAGCTAAACGAGGCGTCCAAAAGAAAAAGTAATTAAATCATCGATTGCCCATTTATTAATATTAGACCCATAATATTTCCATTTGAATGGTAATATTAAACTTTGATTTTTTTTCAATTTTATTATTATAATCTTATCTTCTGGTGTTGGATTACTTCTTTTTATCTCTGCTTTATAAATAATAATTTCAGTGTCTTCAGTTGCATTTATGAATAGATATTTATGATTATTTTGGACCCAATCTTCATTAGAAATAGATTGATCTTCATATTTAAAATTATATTTAAACCAACTTTCAATAACTTCATTCGGATTTTGTAATTGATCTGATATAACTATTGGTTGTCTTAATAATAATGAACTTAATTTAAAATTATCTATTTCAGTTTGTAATATAGATATTTCAGATGGAAATATATAATAACATATAGCATAAGCTATAATAATACAGCATAAAATTATTATTAATAATTTCATTTATTTATATTAAATAGAAAAATATGAGAAAAAAGAAAGCAGTAGTAATAAAAGAAATTAAAGGAGGAGTTGATTATCAAGATGCTAAAAAGCGTGGTTTTATTCCAACTGATAAATTATATGATTTAGCAAATAAAGATCCAACAGTAAATAAACTTCCTGATTTAATAAAAGAATATCAAAGAGATGAAAATTATTTATCAGATAAAATAGAAAAATTAAAAAAAGAAAAAGAAAATCTCGATAAAAATAGACATGATGTTAGAGAAGAAGAATTAAAATTTGAGAATTTGGAAAATAAAAGATTATTTGATGATAGAAAAAATAATTTAAAATGGACTAATTTTTATGCAGGTATTGCTGGTGCAACTATTGAAAATGGAAAACAATTAGGAAATTATGTATCAAATGTTGCGGGATCTGCATTTACTTTTTTAGGATTTGCAGGAAATGGTGTTATATTGAGAGTTATATTAATAATAGTAGCTTTGGCATTAATTATTGGTTTAGGTCTTGCATCAATGTATTCGCCTCAATTTAATGATGCTAAAAATCGTATAAATGCGAAAATGAATAAATTGGTTTATCCTGATTTTGATAATTATTTACATGGTCCAAATCCATTTAAAAAGGTTAAGGATATGATGCAAAGTCTTCGAGATCGTATTCCAGGCAATTTAAAATATAAATATAATGCATTTATAAATTCTTTGAGTTATATTACAACTGGGAAAAATCAATATGAAAATTTTTTAGTTGATAGAGAAACGATAACATCTGGAAGATGTGATAATATTATTCATATGAATTTTAATAATTTAGATAGATTTCAAAATGATAAAACTTATTGTGCATTACAACCTAAACCTATTATTCTTTATTTTAATAGCAATTTATATCCATCAGCTGATTACAATCAATTAGATCAAACTTTAAGGGAAGATCTAAAATATCCAGATACTTATAATATACCTATAAATTCTGATCCAAAAAGTGGTAGATATAATATAGATATTAATGGCTCTAAATATTATTATGGTGATAATGAATATATATCTAATCCAAAAATTACTTATTTACCTAAATTATTTAAGAAAGAAAAAAATAAAATAGTATTTAATGATAATCCGGTATCATCATTTAATTTATTATCTAGTGTAATAGGAATATATGGTGTTTCGTTATTAAATAAAAAACATAAAGATCCAATTATGGTTATAAATGATTTCAATGAATTCAATACTTCTATAAGATATAAAACATCATTATATTATAATGATGATAGCAGCAATTATCAATTTTATGATAAAACAAATAATTTAAACGATTTCAAATTTGATAAAGCTCCTTATTATGAAATTGAAATGTTATTAGATCAATCTGGAAATAATAGGCATTTCGTTTGGAAAGATAATGATAATAAATATCGTCCGATGCTTATTATAGATGAAAATCGTAATTTTGCTATTAAGTTTGAATCAAGAAATATTTTATATCAAAATATACCTATTGCATTTCCAAAAATGTTTATCAAATCAACTATTATTGTTGATAATGGTTTATCAACATCCACGAAATTAAAAAATAAAAAAATAGAATTTGATAATTATAATAAAGAAATTGATAATATACAAAAAACAATAAATGATCTTGATGTAAATAATTTAGATGATTTACAAACTGAAAATACAAAATTAGAAACTGCAATAACAAATAGAAATAATGCTAAGGCTGAACTAGATAAATCAGGATCATATAAAGCTTTTAATAAAATTGATAGTTTTATGGATTTTTTAAGCACAAACACAACTTCAGCTGTTAAATTACAATTAGAAGATTATAATAGTAAATATACTGTAAAAATTGATAGTATTTTTAATGATATAGCTAATCCTATTAATAATGATTATGAAAATATTCAATATGATATTAATGAAAAAAATACAATTATGACTAATTTAGATAATGGAAAGATTGAAACTATTGGCTCTATACTTGATCCAAGAAATAAAATAACAACAGATTTTGATATTCATGGAAATAAATTGTCTGATCAAATAGAAGCCCATAATTTTGTAGGTTATTTATATGATCTTCATATTTATGATAGAACTAAGATGTAGAAATAAGTTCTTTAATCATATATGTCTCTTTCAATTCATATCCAAATTTTCTATAATAATTGCGAACTCCAGTTCCTGAAATAATAGCAATCTTCTTAAATCCATTTGAAATTGCAATTTCTTCTGCTTTTTCTATAAGTCTTCTACCATATCCTTTATGTTGCAGTGAATGATCGTCATTCTCTCCTACATTTGATAAGGCTGAATATACATGAAGTTCTCTGATTAATGCTGCATCTTCTAAGATTGGCAGAATTGGTAGTTCCTTATTTCTATTCAATCTCAATCTAATGAAACCAATGAGATATTCGCCGTTTTCGAAAGAAATATAATATTCCATTCCTCCACTTGCTTCATATTCCATAATTTCAAGTCTAGTATTTTCATCATCAATCTTATTTCCTTTAATTTCTCTGCATCGAATACATTTACAAGACCAATTATTAATTTTCATATCTTCCTGAAGTTTCTGTCGAATACTTGTGAATTGTTGAGAATATCCATCAATAATATAATTACCTGGAATATCTCTAATAATTCTATTAATTCTGAATTGTTTTGTTATTTTCATTTTGAATTCTTTTATTAAATCATATAAATGACAATCTTCATAAGGCTTATAAATTCCTGCTTCGTAAAGTTCTTTAATTTTTGTAAATGGAACAATAGCACACGGATAAATCTTTAATTGATCAACTTGGAGATCTGGATCTGTCAAAATTTCATTTAACATAATCCTATCTTTTTCAACTGTAGATCCATATAAATTGAGCATCAAATGACCATCAATTTTGTATCCGTTATTTTTTAACATCTTAATTGCCTTCTTAACTTTCTCAATGCTTTCACCACGATTATTCATTTTTAAAA